ATACAGAACACCTTGGTGGATGTACAGATACAGTAAAATATCTTCAAGAAAATAAAGTAATCTAAATGGAAGCAACCTTTCAAGAAGTTTATTACGATGTTGAAAAGGCAATCGATTATGCCTTCAAAGGAAAATTTGTTTTAAATTTTTACGAATATTTAAAAGTAAAAGGTATTGTAAAAAGAGAAGTAGAACAATTTATTCAAAGTGAAACTGCCAGAAATATTAATGAAATTATGTTAGATTTGGATACTTATCTTGAGGGAGGTTCTGATAATCAACATAAGCAACTTCGCGAAGCATATGGACATCTTTCAAAACCAGAAGCGCGGAAGATAAGAAATTATCTTAATGGTATCCTCGAAGATGCTGAAAAATACAACTATGACAAAAGAAAAGGAAGGCGAAAAAAGAAAACTAAATAATTCCACAGACCTCCAGATTAACAGGGGGTTTGAATTGATGCTAAGACATAATAGTAGGAGGGAGAAACCATCAGAACCAAAAGCATTTCAATTTCATTTTGGTAAGATGATATCTCTCCTAAAAAGAGAGATACATTTTCAAATTGACTTTTTCTTTGATATGAAAAAAAAGTAACTCTCGGGAGAAAAAGATGGAACTATCAGTCATCTTAACATTCACAACTCTTTTTTGTGTAATGTTTTTATTCATTGGTCTCATTGGTGGATGGATATTTAAGCAATATCAAGTAGAAAGAATTTACGGTATTCGCAATATTCACCCAGAATTTTTTGATAATAACGGAAATATAGTTCCTGATGAAGTATTAGCAGTAAGATTTGAAGAAGGATTTTTTGATGAAGAAGAATATGAAGAAGAAGAAGATTGATAAATAAGAAAAATTGTATTATAATAAACTGAATTGTATTAAAAATTATGCCTGCAACAAAAACTGAAAAACCCATTATAAAACTTCAAGCGAATCCATTTCAATATGAAATTTTAGAATTTACTTCAAAACAAAGAACAAACGCAAAAAAAGTAGAGGTTCTAAAAGAGTATCGTAATGATGCTCTTGTATCTCTTTTTATTTGGAACTTTGATGAAAGTGTAATTAGTGTTCTTCCTCCTGGACCAGTGCCTTATGCTGATCCCAATGAACAATCTTCAGTAGGGGGAAATCTTAGTGATTTTATTGAAAGTAAAGCAAAGAATACTAATTTAAATAACGGTGCTTATGCTGGAACTGATGAGGTGATGAATAAGCAACATACATCACTTCGTAATGAATATAACAACTTTTATCTTTTTGTGAAAGGTGGTAACAATCAATTATCACAAATTCGTAAAGAAACTATTTTCATTAATATGCTCCAAGGACTTCATCCTTTAGAAGCAGAATTGGTTTGTCTCGTCAAAGATAAAAAACTTACTGATAAATATAAAGTATCTTGGGATAATGTCAAAGAAGCATACCCTGATATTCGTTGGGGAGGTCGTTCATGACAAAGGTTGCGGAGAAAGAAATGGCACAATGGACACCAGAAGAAAAGAAAGAAATTACTTCTCGTTATGGTTGTGATCTTTTGTTTGAAAGAACAACTCTGCAACAAATCAAAGATCCTTCTCTTCCCAATGATGCGTATATAGTAATCTATCGCGTTAACGGCGAAACCTTTATGGATTTATGCCGTGGAACAAGAGTTAGGATTTTTGATATGTATTATGATAAATTTGGTCCTGGTTCTGTTCAAAAAATTGATTTCGGATATGGAAGAACAAGTCCCAAACTATGGGGATATCGAGCACCTGAAGGTAAAAAAAGAAAATGAGTGAAGGATTTAATAATAAACTAAAAGTAGTTGTGGATCCAAATGGAGTTGATAAACTACTTAAACAATATAAAAAAATTAAAAAATATATGAGATCTCCTTTATATCAAGTAAAGAAGATTGATGGAACAGAAAAAGTTGTGTCGGAACTTTTAAACGAATATTACGATAATCCAATTGAATAAATGGGTAAGCATTTCTTATTAAACCTCTATGGATGCTCGTCAGTTCTCCTGAACGACGAGCGTTTTCTTATTGACCTTATGGAAAACGCTGCAATTGCATCAGGAGCAACTGTACTAAAGACAGTATTTCATAAGTTTGATCCTCAAGGAATTACTGCTATTTGTTTATTGTCAGAAAGTCATATCAGTATTCATAGTTGGCCCGAAGAAGGAAAAGCAGCATTAGATGTTTATACTTGCGGAACAGCGAATCCAAAAATTGGATGTGATATTATAATTGCCCAATTAAATCCAAGTGAATATAAGTTAAATTATATTCAAAGATAAAAACAGTATAATAAAATACAATTTTACTTGACTAACTAGGGTAAGAGTATTATGATACTCTTATCGTTCATCCATATTTTGGACGCAAGTAGGACGGCGGAACGGATCGTTCATTCGCTATTCGCAAATAGCGAACGCAAACCGCCCGAAGGAACGGGACTAATCATCTCATTCTGGAGGAAACCCCAATGTCTCAAGTAGTATATCGTGGTGTCCCATACGACACCGAAGTTCGTCGCCAACAAATACAGGCGCAGCAACAACCTCAACAATACAATGAAACTTATCGCGGAGTTAAGTTTGTAAAGGAGGTAAAAAAATGAATACTTATTTTGTTAAGTATCTTAAGAAAAAAGATAAGAAGGAAAAACTCCTTCATATAGCACAATTGAATATGGCAAAGCAACCTCAAGTTGCTTAATATTAAAGGAGAGGAACTTGACTTCCTCTCTTTTTTTATGTAAAATAACTGGAGATCATTTTATTATATGAATCAAGAAAGATTGAAATTAATTGTTCATAATCTTGAACTTCTTGTAAATTCACTCAAAGAAGAAATCCAAGATCAATCCGCAGATTATAACTATGGAGAAATTGCTTCATACATAGAAAATGATGTTGATGAATATTATGTGGAGGGAGAAGACGATGTATGAAACTTTAACTGAATTTGAAAGAGCACTTGCAAGATTTGGCGATAAAGTTGCTTTGGTTGCTGGACTAGAAATTGCAGATAAAATTTCTCCAGAACAGGCATATCAAGAAATTAAAGATATGTATAAGGAATTAAAAAAACTTCGCAAAAAAGAAAAAGATACCTGGGAGATTGAAGCAGAATGAAACCTATTAAAGCAAAAGATCTTCTTGAATTAGATCAATATATGAAAGTTGTAATGATTCGTCAGACACAACTTCCTCAGACTCTTGTTTATCAAGCAGGTAAGAATGATTACTCAGAAGATCCTATTCATACCAAAATGACCCCTGGTGAAAAGGATTGTGGTAAATGGGTTATTGAACAATTGCTTGCAAATGAACGTGGACATTGGGGACCTCTAGAACATCCTGCAATTACTTTGGATTGTGTTGGATTCGTTCATAATGTGATTGTTCAGGCAAGAACTCATCGTGTCGGTGTAAGTTTTGATGTTCAATCTCAGCGTTATACTGGTCGTCGTGTATTGAAGGTTGCCAAGGGTGAACTGAAACCACAAGAAGTTTTCTATGTACGTCCAGAAGGTCTCTACCTGGACCGTAAGGGGCACAAGTATGAGTGGACCCATGAGGATTATGAAAGGCAGTTAAAGTTCTGCCTAGCAGCATCTGAGAGGTATGCAGAAGGTTATGAGAAGCGTGGTATGGCAGAAGAACACCTGCGTGATTATCTCCCCCAGAACATCCGTCAGAACTTTGTGGTATCATTTTCTCTTCGTGCTGCACTACACTTCCTAGACCTGAGAGCAAAACTGGATGCTCAAGTGGAGATTCAGGCAATGTGTGAAGGTATGGTTCCTGTAATGAAAGCATGGGTTCCTGAGATTTTTAGTTATTATGAAGAAAAACGCCTACATAAAGCAAGGTTATCCCCTTAAGGTACTATGAAAACTTGGTGCATTAAAGATCATTTAACTGGTCATGTTTTTAAAGTTCTTCTTACTGAAGAAGAACTCCAAAAATTTCTTAAAGAAAATCCAGACATGGATGAGTGTATTGATTGTGTCGAGTGTGAAGATGCTCCTTCCATTACATTGGAATAAATAACCTTATACAAAATGGAGGAATAAATTGGCAACATATCCTGTTTATAATAAAGTCACAGGTGAACAAAAAGAAGTTTCTATGAGTGTTCACGACTGGGATCAGTGGAAGAAGGATAATCCTGAGTGGGATAGAGATTGGAGTGATCCTTCAACTTGCCCTGCTAGTGCAGAGATAGGCGAATGGAAGGATAAACTCGTTAAGAAAAATCCAGGATGGAATGATATTCTTTATAAAGCATCTAAGGCTCCAGGATCAAGAGTAAAAACTATTTAAATTTGTATGGCAAGAAGAAAGAGAACTACTCAAGATAATCCAATTGGTGTTGGAATGACTGCGAAGCAAATGAAGCGCAGAAAACCAATTAATTCGGATTTACTTTTAGATATTGAACCATTAACTGACAATCAATCAAAACTTTTTGATTCTTATGCTGAGGGTAAGCATATAGTTGCTTATGGTGCTGCTGGAACTGGTAAAACCTTTATTGTTCTTTATAATGCACTAAAGGATGTTCTTGATGAAAGAAGTCCTTACGACAAAATTTACATTATTCGTTCTTTAGTTCAAACTAGAGAAATTGGTTTTCTTCCTGGTGGGCATGAAGATAAGAGTGCTCTTTTTGAAATACCATATAAAAATATGGTAAAATATATGTTTCAACTTCCTTCAGATGAAGACTTTGAAATGCTTTACGGAAATCTTAAGACTCAAGGAACCATAAGTTTTTGGTCTTCTTCATTCTTAAGAGGGACAACTTTTGATAATTGTATTCTTATTGTGGATGAATTCCAAAATATGAATGGGCATGAAAATGATTCTATCATTACTCGTGTTGGTGAAAATTGTAAGATTATGTTCTGTGGTGATGCTTCGCAGAGTGATTTAGTTCGTCAAAATGAAAGAAATGGAATTCATGATTTTATAAAAATTCTTCAAATAATGCCATCATTTGATTTTATTGAATTTGGTATTGAAGATGTTTGTAGAAGTGGATTGGTTAAGGAGTATCTAATTGCAAAACACACTTTAAACATTAGCATATAACATGTTCACTCATATTGATTTGAATCTTCCCGAACTTCAACGGGAAACTATAGATGGAGTTCGTTATTATAATATTGGGGGAGAAAATGAAAAATTAGTTTCTATTACTTCTGTTATTAGTCATTATAATAAAGATAAGTTTGCCAAATGGCGAAAGAGGGTTGGTGAAGAAGAAGCAAATAGAATTACTAAAAGAGCAACCAGTCGTGGAACTGATATGCATACTTTGACGGAATATCATTTACTGAACAAAGAACTTCCTTCTGTTCAACCTATTTCAGAAATGCTATTCAAAATTGCAAAACCAACTTTTAATCGCATAAATAATATTCGCACATTAGAAGGTGCCCTTTACAGTGAAGTTTTGGGAGTTGCTGGAACTGTTGACTGTATCGCAGAATTTGATGATGAACTTGCAGTTATCGATTTTAAAACCTCAGCAAAACCTAAACCTAGAGAGTGGGTAGAAGGATATTTTGTTCAAACTATGTTTTATGGAATGGCACTTTACGAAATGACTGGCATTCCAATTAAGAAATTAGTTATTATTATGTCTTGTGA